CGCGCAAATACACATACAAAACGCGGTCGAAAGGCCGCAAGCCAAAGCCGGAGATTAGAAAATGATTGAAGAATGGCGACCAATCAACAGGACTTACGGTAACTATGCCGTCAGCAATCAGGGACGAGTGATGAATGTAGACAGGGACAAGGTGCTAAAGACCAAGGACAAGGGAAAGACTGTTTCACTGATGTACGAGAAGGGCAAGAACCGCAGCTACTCCATCACTCGGTTAATGTACTCAGCGTTTGTTGGCGAGATACCAGATGGTTACTATGTGGTCTGTGATGGTGCTGTGACTGTGGATAACCTCAGGCTTGAACACCAGAACGAGCGCAAGCGATTAGCAGGTATGGCGAGTGCTAGGCAGCGCAGGGGGAATTTTATTCCAGGCGAGTCGCCAAACGAGATGATAGCGTCATGGCTAAAGATGCAATGGGTAGAGGCTGCATGATAGGTGAGCGGATGAACAATGAAGCGAGTCCAGCGAGAGAAACGAGCGATGTTGAGCGAATTGTTATACCCCACGAGGTATTAGACCTAGTGAGGTTTATGTGTGCGACATGGACAGATATAGACAAGTGGGCATACACAACCGGCGATGCAATTATGCAATATCCAGTGATCCAAGGCACAAGAAACCAGATGAATCTGATGCGGATTGGTGAGCAGAAACACGATACAAGAAACATTCCAGCGGCAGTAAAGTGGATGCTGGATAATGGGGTATAACCCAGAGCTAACCGGCTAGTCCGGTTCAGCGAGTTGTTATATGGCAACTAATTAGAGGATTGAAAGATGAAAGTATTGATTGCGTGTGAATATAGCGGCATATCCAGGAGGGCGTTTGAGGCTCTAGGGCATGACGTTTGGAGCGCTGATTTTGAGCCTGCCGAAGATGGCGCGGCGAATCATTACCAGGGCGATTGCTTTGATCTCATAGAGCGTGAGCATTTTGATTTGATGATAGCGCACCCGCCATGTACGCACCTGGCAGTAAGTGGCGCGGCTTGGTTCAAGGAAAAGATTGCAGACGGCAGGCAACAGGCAGCACTTGATTTTGTGAAAAATCTCATGGGTGCGCCTATTGAAAGAATTGCTATTGAGAACCCTGTCAGCGTGATTAGCAGCAAAATACGAAAGCCAGACCAGATAATTCAGCCATGGATGTTTGGGCATACAGAACAAAAGGCTACTTGTCTATGGCTGAAAAATTTACCGAAGCTGACAGAAACAAATAACGTAAAAGCCGAAATGATGTTATTACCTAAAAGAGAGAGAGAGAGATTGCATTACTTGCCGCCAAGCCCAACTCGATGGAAAGAAAGAAGCAGAACCTACCAAGGCATTGCTGATGCTTGGGCGATGCAGTGGGGCGGTATTGCCATATAACACTGGGTTAGACATTACATGACGGGATGTTTTACGTCAAAGGACATAACATGAAATTCGAGTACAGCCATGAAGTACAGTTACGCCATGCACGAAACGATGGCAGGGGATATAACACAGTGGTCAGCTATAACTGCAAGATATGCGGCCATAACCGAGGGAGCAAACTGCATACGGACAAGTGCAGCCGCAAGATTAAAGAGTTGACCAAGAGCTAGTTATCTTCAGGAAGGATCAGCACAGCAGGGGTGTAGAACATTATCTCTTTAAACTTGGTTGTGTCGGTAGTCATATCATCCCCCTGCGAACAGTTGGCGTTCAGCCTCACGCCTGCGCCGCAACCCTGCCTCAAACGATGTCCCCTTGTTTATCCATCTGCCAAACTGACCCGCAGCACCAGAGTAATCACCGGCATTTAGCAGTCTGAGCAGTGTTGACTTACGCAATGCACCAAGCCCGACATTGTAGGCAAAGCTCACAAGCGCATCGAATTGTGATTGAGTAACCGGAACTTGCAACAGGTCAGTAACACCTTGGGAAAATTCCTCCAGATGTTTACCCAATGCCGCCTCAGCCTGCTCCTGTGACCACACAAGCCCTTCCTTGATATTCTGACCAGTCGCACCATAGCCTATAGTCCAGACCCCAGCAGGGCATTTGTATGCCTTCAGCTTGCAGCCCTCAAAGGATTTGATAAGGTCAATGCCTCGGTCGGATATTTTCACAAGATCACCTCTTGGCTAATGCACCGGCAAGTGCGGGAGCTATTTTCTCGACAGAACGACCAACAACATACCCGCCCAACCCAAGCTCTACGATGTCCCATAGCTTTAGGTACTCGGATTCTGTTAGCTCAGGTGCAGCATATCCAAACCAACGCGCAACAATCAATGCAACAAAGGTCAGCATTGTGATTGGTCGCCATGATGCAGCAAGCCAGTTTGCAGATGCCGCCTCGGCTTGTACGATGTCAGACCTGCGATTAAATTCTGCAAGCTCGCCAGACTGCGCCAACTCCAACAATTTCAACTTAGCCTGATCAGCCGCCCCTTTGTCAGGGATGATCTTGTCAATGACTTTGCCGATTAACTCAATTCCTGCTGTTACTGGTTCTAGTGCCATCACTTGTTACCCCTGTGCCTGTTCATTTCATCAGTCAATACACTGATAACCCTGTCCTGATCTGCAACCTTGGCAGGATTGTGCAACGATAGAAACGCTCGGTATTCCTTGGCACTCTGGATAGCCAGATAAAGACCATCAGCTATTATCTGTGACTCACTCATGACACCTCCAACACAACCTTCCCGCCAGAATCAACTTCCTGCATAACCATCTTGACCAAGTGTGCAATCTTGGCTCGTGAACCAATAGCAGCACCATCAACGATAAACTCAGCAACCAATACGCCAGCATCCCTGGATTCCTCACCGTGCAAAACAGTGTCGCAACCTACAATATAAGGGTAGGTGTTTCCACCTCGGTTCACAGCTATTACATTGTAGTCCCCGCACTTTATCCCTGTCCGGTCATCGTATAAACAAAATTGTTTACCGTTGACATACAGCCTGCCATTTTCAATTTCAATTAGCATTACTGATCTTCCCGTGTGTTAATAGACCCAGTCACATAAGACGGCGTGCCGAATGTAGACTTGGCGCATAGTGTAAGCCATTCGCCTGGTTGCAGTGTAGTTTCTTCAGACCCACCATTAAAATGGTGATCCAGCTCACCAGTATCTCCCAAGTGTCCAGACCATATAACCTGATTATTGTTTGACCATGTAACTGTAGTGGCCGATGTGTCCCATGTTGTACAGGATGTTGTGGAGTAATCCGCAAAGCTAGGATTGCCTGCAAGTGTGCCATTCTTGACCAGATAAAGAATGACAGGGCTACTGTGTTTTATTGCGCCTGATACAGATAGCAGATTTACAACAGCTTGATTGGCAATGCCGCCGTAATATCGTTTGTTCATCACGGTAAACAGTGCGCGATATGTTGCCGCATCAACAGCGGTTGACTGTGCAAAGTAGCTGAACCTGTTTCCATGCAACTTCTTCTCGCCTTCGATAAACCCTGCAAATGATGCACTACTAACAGTCAAGTTAGTAGTTGACCCCGCAGAATAAGCCGACATAGTAAACGGAAACGATGGATTGCGAAACGATGTTGCCGTCAATGTATTAGGCAGAGCTAACGTGTGGCATGTGACAAATACAGCATTGTTTCCAGCAGCCGACACCTCAACCTGAAACACTATCGCACCATAGCCTAAATACTGAATACCTATCTGGTACACGTTACCTTTCGTTGGGTCAATGGTAACACCGCTTGACCCAGTGCCGTCCATTGGATCGCCATTCCAGTCAGCTTGCGCGATGAACTGTTCAGTAACAGCTGCACCTGCGCGAGTCTGTGCAAACGACCCGACAACAGTAGTACCGCTAATGGAATAAACACCACTCGCAGCACCTACAGAATCGCGAACAAACACAACAGTAGCACCAGTTGCATAGCACTTCCATCCTGCAAAAGTACCCTGTGACAATTCCCATACCGTACGCTGTATGTTGGCACTGTTAGTCACAGCGATAGTGTATGCAGTGCCGTTCAATGTTACTGTGACATTCTCTGTCGTACTTGATGCGGTAGATATGGTCAGCGTCCTGACTTCCCTTGCACCACGCTTGTTATAGATAATCCCGAAATCAGCACCCTTGTAGCCAAAATATACCCCATCTTCAGAATGACCAAAGCCAGCCACTTGGTAGCTATCTGCAACGCCAGTTGTATATTTAGCTGTGAACCTACCAACAACACCCTGACCTGGTCTGTACCTTAGCCTCTTGCGTGACTGGATAGCAGCATAACTGTAGATTGTCGTGCCTGTTGAACAGGTGAAGCTGGAATCACTGGCACTAGCTGACCCAGAGCCAGATTGCGTAGCTTCAACCTGCCCTTCATTCACTCCATAAACTGCATCTGTCTGGAATATGGGGTTAAGATTTTCTGTGTGGATTGATCCGAAAGGAAGGCGAGGCGAGTGAAGCGCAACCTCTAAATGACCGTGTTCGTCTACCGGAACATTAGCCCACGATCCAGAATCAGTTTGCCCCATCAGCACAGAACGAGTGACAGCAGCATCAGCATCAGACTGGACAGTAGATGATAGTGTAGATGTCAAGGCAGGCTGAAATCCAACTAGAGTTTGCAATCTGAAATAGGTTTGTGGAGTGCCACCGTTAACATATCGAACGCGGAACCATTTACGGGTTATCGTGTAGCGGTGAACCTCGTTAACTCCAGCAGTAACAGTAGACGATAGCGAACTGTCCCAATTCTCCCCGTCTGGCGAGAACTCTGCATACAAAGTGCCGGATTGGTCAGTCTTTAACGCAATGACCACAGACGCATAACTTGATACATTGACAGCCTCTCCAGTGTAAGTGCCAGCAGCACCTAGTATCTCACTGGTAGTGTTTTGATCAACCTCGACACCAATAGCCGCAGCCATGATGCCCTGTGCAATCATCTGTGTATGTTCTACATTGTGGATGTATAGATCGTTTACACCACTAGCCACTTGGCGTACTCCTGAGCCACTCTATAAACAATCGACCTATCCACGCAAATACTGAAATAGCAGCAGCACCAAGGGCAGCGAAGATAGCACCAAAAAACGATGTCCGGTATTTCTCCCAACGCTCACGCGCCATCTTCCTCTCGTCCAAATACTCGCGAACCAACGGGATAACATCACGCAGGAACTCATGATGCTCCCTGTGTTCATCAGGTTCGATATGCCTTATTTTTGCAGGATCACTCATCACCGCCCACTTCTGGGAGCGCATCGCCAGGCTCGTAAACCACAACAGAATCTCCCTTGTAGTCAATCGCTACAACAGGATGCGATGCCACATAGGCATTAGCTTCTTCAACTGTAAGAAATGTTTTCATTTCATCACCCGTATGTTGTAGTTTTCCAGTGTAACAGTTTCTGTTCCTGTCGCTTTTGTGCCTGTTATTATTATTTTCTGTGCTAATGATGTATCAATCGTGCCAGTCGCTACCGAAAGATTTGCAGTAATCGCACGGCCAGCATAAATACCTCCAGCATTTACCGCCTGACTTGCCCTGTTGCCAATCCAGAAGCTGAACCCGCTAGATGATGTTGAAGCCTGAGCGTTAAACACAACAAAAGCAGTGGATGTACCAACAGTTAACGCACCACCAACAGAACCATTGCCATTGCCCAAGTAGACTCTGTATGTCTTTGTATTGGTAGAGTTAGTATGGCTTATAAATACATCGCCTTTCATCATGCCACTTAATCCAAGCAATCCAGCAGGCAAAGCTATGACTGCCAAGATTCTTTCATCAGTGGTATTTTCAGAGATCGTTACAGCGGTCGAACTCTCGGAAAGAGTAAACGCACCGCCTAGTGGTGTGCCTATAGTTAACATCACGACACCTCGCGAACAACTAGGTAAAAGTCCCTGTCAGCAGCTTCAGCACTGCCAACACTCAGCACAACATAAGGCATGCCACAGTACAAGGCAGGATCAAGTGAAATGTACCTGTCAGTCCCTAGCGCAATTGTTGGAGAGTTGCCAAGGTAATCAGTGTGGACCTTGCCATTAGTCCCATCAATCGATGCAACTATGGTCATTGTGGTCGATGTCAATGCAGCCGGGGTGACTACAGCAACAAGACCCATCTGCCCAACATCACCACCTATGTGGATTGTTTCACTGTCCGTCTGGCCGCTTCTTACTGTGCATCTGATTAACATGGTGTAGCCCTCTTAAAATGGTCTTACATAAACGATTGCGGTGATGTCTGACCCTGTTACAGCAGCATCGATAGCCGCATAGTCAGCATCCCGAAGCGCCATAACCTGCCCGAATATATAACATGTCAAGTCGAAGTCATTTTTAACAGCAGCATGCACATCCGCAGTCGTAGCTAATCCTGACTCTGCCTGATACCCGTCATAGTATGGCGTGTCATTTGCCACATTGTCAGTGTAGGCAACACTATCCGCACGGGCAGCAAGATACATCAAGCCCACCAAAATACTTGCAGGATCGGACGTAACAGCAAAAGCCGCCATAAGATCGTTATTGAGATCAGTGTTGTACTGGTTTTTTACAGCTAACCGAGTCGCTGCAAGGTCATATTCCCATGTGGACAATCCTGCATTCCATGTACATGTAGGATATGGACGCTGTGTAACCTCAGTGTCAGAAGCTGAACGCCTATCGCCCTCGTAATAATTGGATGAACCGTCTATGTAGTAACCCATTAAAATTTCCTCTTACAGATTAGCTGTGTGTTCCAGTTAGCAGATGTTAGTGTTCTAACAGTATCATTTGCTGCGACGTCAAATATAAGAGTTAAATACGCAGACATTGATATGCCGCATTTTTTCCAGTTTCCATCTGTTGCATTATTTCTTGCAAATGTATTTCCGCCTGTGTATGAGCCTGCATACCATAACAACGCATCAACCTCGTCACCTATTCTGTATCCATACTCTGCCGTTTTACATATCAGTTTACCGCTAACATCAAAAGGCGCACCGATATTACAATTGAATGTGGTTATTGTGCTTAACGATATTACAGCAGGCGTAGACTCATAGTAACCATTGTAGGCATAGGCAACAGTTGAAGTTACCGCGCCACCACTAGCAACAGCCTCACCAACAATCACGCGCCATGTTGCACTTGTAGCCGAACCATCGCCTACATACATCACCATCCGTCTGTAGTCGTATGTGTGAAGCCCGTTAGTAGTAGCAGCCGTGCCGCCATTCTGGAAAGCAGGGGCTACAGTAGTTACTCCGGTGGTAAATGTGCCATCAGTGCCGACATCTACATATAGATAATTTGTGGCATTGTTGGTCACAGTCCATGTAAAGTTAGCTGTGGCAGTAGCTATACGATCAGAGCCAAGCCCAAACCCTTGGGATGCACAGACAACAAACGGAACATTGCTAGTTATATTCTGTGTAGTCAGGGTTAAGTCTGCATCAGTAGCAGGCAGGAAATCAGGCAAGCCAGCAGATGTTATCGGGCCACCCTGTACTGTTTGCCGTACATTAGTCAACGGCATCATTGGCAAAGGGTTAAGGATTACAAAGTCAGTCCCATCATACTCAATAATCGCAACCTGACCGGACACCATAACACCTGACCGCTTGTTACCCGCCGCATCATATTGCTTGAGATTCTTGGCACCCAACGCATTTACATTGATGTCGTTACTTCCAGTTGTGCCGGTAGAGTGACAGACAACAGTAAACCTCTGACCAGTGACATAGGCAGCAACCGCAGGACTGGCAGTAGTCAGTGTGTAGTTTGGCGCAGTACCCGCAGTGGCATACCGGATGCCTTCCTGCTCTCGGTTATTCTTCACCGTTTCCAGTGTCGCCCTAGCCTGTGCGCTAGTAGCATCGTCTAACAGTGTTTCGGCAAATGCCGTGATAGTAGTGACAGGCGAAAGGTCAGCAGGAACTATAAGAGCAGGGTCACCGCTACCATCAAAGCCTAACAATTTGTTAGCCCTGTCAGCAGAATCACCCACTATTTCCATGCCAGTAGCAGTCGTATCAGCAAAGGTCAATGTCCTGGACTGTACTGAATCTTGGTACTGCAAGATGGAATAAAGCCGGTCAATGTCATTGTCTAGCGTTTCAGACAGCAACTCCCCGCTCTGCTGGTACTCGTTTTCCCTGTCCAGATTAGGGACTAGCTTGATCAGCAATTCGGCAACACTGGCAGCAGGTGCAGTGGTGAACACAACATTACCGCCAGTCCTTGTGCCTATACCTGTCACCGTGTACTCACTATCGGCAATCAGCACATCATCGGCATAGACCTTTAACTCCGCCTCATCAAAGCAGCAGAAAGTGTAGGCAAATGTAACCACTACCCCATCAGGGTTATAGGTGTTGTACTGTGTCTGTTCAGTGATCGCCATTAGTAATCTACCTGCGCCTCGAAAACGCCCGACCTTGGACTCCAATTCTGACCCTTGCTAGGGTTGAATTTCCCAAACGATTGGACACGCTCTGGAGTCATGGAAATAGCCTTGGCAGCAGAATCTATATAGTCGTCATCGTTACTGGTAGCCGATGGGTTGAACTCTAGCAGCTCGTTATATGCCGGAGAGTCAGCTACCTGCCTGCTCATTGCCAATTGGTTTGACAGGATCAAAGGCTCAAAGGCCTCTAATATCCGCTTGTTTTTATTCTCGGATGAATGATCATCCCCTACCCCACAGACCAGTTTCCTTTGCTTGAACGCCGCCTTTAGTACGGCAGGCATGAACTTCCCTATCCCGTTAGTCTCAACCTGCACCCTGCTAATCCGGTACTTTTCCACCACATCACAGATAGTCATAACCTGACCACCGGTTATAGTCCTGCCATCCTCGGCAAACTCGGCAACCTCGCCAACCAACGGCAAAGCCCTGTGCCAGTACCGCTTGCCGTTCCCATCCTGTAATACCAAGGCTAGGGCAGACACATCAGACTTCAGCTTGCCGGATGCAGGGTCTATAGTAAGCGCAGCACCTACCATCTGAATCCCGTTCAATGTCATCCTCAGCCCACCATTGACCTCATCAATGACCGGCTCACAGTCATAGACCTCTACACGCTCAGGGTCAAGCCTCACATTCCCGATAGGTCTAGCCATTAACATATACTGACTATCCCACTCGTTCAGCGTCCGGCATTCCTTCCTGCGCTTTGCCATTTCCTTTCTGGTAAACCGCTCAGGCCATAGCGATTCAGAGTAGAAATCCACAACCTCTGCACGCTCCATCATCATCACATGCCAGCCATCAGCCGTATTGGTCAGGGTGTAGTCCTGACCTGCCTCCAATAACCTAGCACCCGATCCGATACCAGTGAACACGAACTCAGGCTTGAACGGCATTACACCGTGATCGGTATTGTTTACCCTGTAATAATGCTCGAACATCCGCAAGATAAGACAGTCAGCACCGCCTTTCTTTACCTCATCATATAAGGAGTGATGGGTATGTGGAGTGCCTACATATAGCCTGCGCCCTCCTGGCACTAGGATGTGCGTCTGTTCGCTTAACCTATACCTTAGCTTTTCCCTAGCCTCGGCACTCTGTATATTCCTTGGCACTTCTACATCATCATTCTGTATCTCATCCGCACGGGAACTGGTGACGTTAGAGGTTATCCCCCTTGCCTGCATTGACGGGTTGCGAGGATCGGTAGAACCTTCCACCCACCACATCTGCACTTCCCCTTGCTGCTTTTTCATCTTGCGGGTAAGTGGATGCCGCTCTATTACTGCTAGGGTATCTCTGCTCATCTTGTATGCGGTATCGTCCTGATCGCCTTGATGCAAGATCCTATAGGAAGGATCACAGTAGTATCTCCAAGCGTTATAGACAGCAAGGATAGTAGACTTTGCATGACCCCTTGGCATCATCAGTAAAGCCGTTTCAGTGAACGACTCAAGGAACGCACAGACTCGAAGGTGAAAGTCCGGCACATCCCATCTCTGGACATCAGCCCAAATCAGGAAGAAAACCGAAAAGCTAACCTTGTTCACGCTTAAATGCCACCACTCTATTTTGCGCGGATTGTATCAGTGCGTTTATCTCTGCTTCCTCATGTCCTTCATCGTCCGGCCTTTCGACATTAGCCAACATCCTTGTTATGTCAGCCGACAGTTTCAACGAACTTGAAGCCATCATGGTAAGCCATCGCCTGTCGCCTCTCTGGTCTTTCTCTTGTAGCGTCAGACCACAAGCCTCATCAAACTCGGCAATGGCATTATCAATAGCCTGATCCTTGATACGCTCTAATTCCTTGCGCTGATCTTCTCTCATTCGCCCACCGCCGCTGATAGGTTAGGTGATCTTTCCGGCAATCCTGCACCCAAATCCCACCAATACTGTGCGCCAGTCCTTGCCTCATCCCTTGCGCGTTTACTGTCAAGATAACCAGGGCTAACCATTTCCTGCATTTCATGGAACACAAACCGGTCAATAGCTGCACGGGTGTACCACAACTTGACAGCCGGAATGTTGTTAGATGCTATACGCAGTAATTCAGATTGCATGTTGGTGTCTATTTCCTCGCCGCCTGTCATTTGCCTCCATGCCTCTCCAGCATTTCCTAGCGTAACGGATGCAATGTCAGCACCAAGTGATACAGTAGGGCCTGCCAGATTCATCCAGTTAGCTGCACCAGTCCTAGACTCCCCGCCCAATCCTGTATTGATAATGTCTGCCAATATACCCAAGCCACCAGACTGGATAACAGCACGCTTCCAGAAGTCTCCAGTCGTCATATCCTCAGGGTCTTTACCTGCCTGCATGCTCTTGCCCTGCAAAGCCAAAGCACCAAATCCGATAAGTGCCGCAAAGTGACTTACCGCCCATTGTGCAGCCTTGGCTTTACCCTTAGCGGCAGTGATGTCTGAAATGTTATCCATCATCCTTGCAGTCATAGCTATCGGGAACGACTTGAACTGATACAAGTGTCTGGCAACCTCGCCACCTAATGTGCCTTTCTGGTGTGCGCCAATCCTTGCCCTATGCTCAAGGTTTAACGATGTAACAGCCGTGTCAGACTGCTCCATTATATAGCCCATCAGCTTATAAGCAGCCTGCCTTTTAACTGTGTCATCAAGTCCTTCGATTGCCATGATAGTATCGACATTCAATAACATCGTATGGCGACCGCCTTTCTCTGGCGTAGCCATATTCCAGACATCCCATGTTGCCTCATCAACACCATTTCTGGACAGCATTATCTGGTCAGACTTGGCAAGTTGCGCCCACTTGTTACGGCTAAACTTAGCCAGCGCAGCAGATTGACTTATTGCAAATGCTTCCTTGAGCCTGTCAGTCCACATATTCATAAGCGATGCGCGGAAAGTTACATCTGCCATCTTGTTAATGATGCCGTCAGTAGCACCGCCTTCCATCCATCTATTAGTGCGATTCAATATCGACTCAGCCATAAAGCCAACAATCTCTGCATCCTGTTTTGGCAGGCTGACAAAATCACGCAGGATAGGCATGAAGCCCATATTGTTTTTATGCGCCTGACTCATCACAGTAGCAAGATCAGTAGTGGAAGATATAACCGCGCCACCCAATAACCTTGTGGCATTCCATGTCCTGATATTGGCGTTAATATCCGCAGCCCTGACATTGTAAGGATGATTCAAACCAGCTACCTGATTCCATACATCATCCAGCTTTAGCCCTATGCCTACAGACTTTATACCGCCATCATCTATCTGTGCGCGAGTTGCCATCATCCTGTAATTACTTGAAGCCTCAGGCCCCCATTGCTCCATCAATGCAATATCCCTAGCCATAGATGAAATATGATGCCCCATAGCTTGAAACAAAGTACCACGACCAAGCTCGTTATTATATTCAATGGTCGCAGTTGCATCCTTGAAGTGTAATGCCCTATGTGCATCATGCCTCTTGGCTATACCGCCGCCACGCGATGACCCGAAACCTATAGACTTTCCAGCCTCCAGCTTTGACAGCCCACCAGTGGTTATTGTGTCAAACACATCATCAAGCATTTCGTGCATTTCAACATCAGATAGCCTAGTGCCATCCTCACGCAAATACCTGTTACGGTCTAGCCGCTCAAGCACATACGGCATCCACTTATCTTTTCCCATCTTCAGAATCTTTGCAGCATCATGGGCAGTAGGGATATAGCCATAATCCAGCTTCCCGATATTAGCCCCGACACTATTAGCGTGAGTGCGGATTGACTCGACAAGCTCTAGCCATTTATCAGCCACTCCCTTTGCAACCTTGTTACCTGAGCCGCCTTCCAGTATTTCCTTTATAATGTTTTCTGACATTTCCTTATCGTTAAACATACCGAAATACCTGTCTGGCACAGCGTCCATCATTTCCTTTAGAGTGCGCTGCCATGTCCTTTCCATCCCATTGGCGTACATATAGGTATCCTTGAGCATCTGGAATACAACCTTATGCCCACCAGTCCTTCCTATCTTGTACGAGTTATAAACTTCAGTCTGCTTATATGCAGCAATGGTAGATAGCTTCTTGTTCTGTATCTTCTTCGCAGACTCGGCCTGTATTTCATCCATTGCGTTCAATGCAGCCTGCTCTATCTGCTGCTGCTCAGTCATGCCCTTGTATGTGACCAAATCCTTTTGCGCCATTGCAGTGCGATGACGGGCTATCCTTGTCTCAAGGTCAGCTAACAGCTTTTCAGTTACCTTATCCTCACCAATTTTATTGATAAGCCTAGTAACGCAACGCGCATTTATAGCCATGTTATAACCCCAAAATACAAGTTGCCGCCTCTTTAATCGCAGCGGTTAGCGTGTCTGCCTGTTGCTTTTCAGCCCTTATATATTCTAGCGCATCACTAGCCTTGCCCACAGTGCCAGCCTCTACCTGACCAGTCAAATGGTTAATAACATTAACCTGTATATCCATATCACCACGCTCATCAATCAATGCCTTCAAGTCAGCATCGACAGGCTCAACGTCTTGCGCCTGCTCTTTCGGCTTCTTACTAACAGGCTTTGGCTTTGTCTGCTTTACCGGCAGCTGCTCGTCTATCCTAGATACCTCTGCCTTTATAGATGCAGCCTCATCACCTACAACAATTGCAGGCTTGCCAGACTCAAACTCCAGATTGCCAGCCTTTACATTCACCGGCTCGCCACGATTAAGCGACTCAACGGCAGAGTCCAACTGGTTAACATGGGCATGCACAACATCAGGCGATACAGGGCGACCAGGCATAGAGCCATAAACCCTGTGGTGATAATTAGCCAACACCATCAACGCATCGTGAACGCCTGGCAATTCACCCTGAGCCTTCAGGAATGATGCCCTGTCCTTGATACTAGCCCCTGCCTGCATCAGCTTGTTGCCAAACACAGCATCCCCTACAGTTGGCGCTACCTCGCCCTTGATTGCAGACCGACCGGCAAACGCCATACCCATCAAGGCATCCATTGCTATAGCATTGGCATCCCAAGGATTAAAGTTTTCAGCATACTCACCCTCGGCAATCTGCTGCTGTGTAGCCCGTTCAGCTATACCAATGGCAGGGTTTGACAGTGCAGCTATCCCCAACTTTGAAAGAATAGTATTACCAAACACCGGAAGCCATGCACCAACAGCCGCCGCAGCACCTCGAACCACGCCCATAGTTGCGGCATCTTCCTGACCCGCTCTAGCTGCCTCTAGTCCGGCAGTCATTTGCTGTGTGGCTACAAATCCGGCAGGGCCAGTCATTACAAAGTTACCAATCCCGCCTAGTACATTTGACACAAGCTCAACAGGCGCATCAATCTCACCACCATTCGGAGTCCAGTAGTCAACAGCATCGCCACCAATGCCATCTACAACATTCTCAAAATACCAATCCTGAGCCTGAGTGCCATTATCAAACAGATAGTCGTAAGCCATCGGAGCAACTGAACCAGCAAATAACGCAGCCTGTCCAGTCTTGGCGAATGTTTCACGCATCATTATGTTACCCGCTTGCGGTAACTGCTGATCCCAATAGCTTTCTATCCCATCATCTTCAGTCAGCACATTGCCAACAGAGGTTACAAACTCGCCTACCTCAGATATGTCAGCCTTTGCAGTAGTGCCGAAACGCTGTGCATACCTTGTAGCGTATTCCTCATCGTCACCGGAAATGTCAAAAATGTCAGTCATAAACTGGATTCACCATTATCGGCTTGCCCATCGCATCTAGCAAAGGCTCGCGACCATCAAATAACTGGTACTTTCCACCAGACCGAGGCACAAACTGCAAGTCATTTGCCTCTACCTTTCCGCCATACTCAGCAGCGGCAGCCGCATAACCACGCATTACAGCATCCTTGTGTTCTACCGGCTTCCTGCCATGCGGAACTATTACTTTACCTGCACCATAACCTAACTTGACCTGTTCACCAATGGCTAACTTCATCGCCTCGGCTTTGTGCTTCTGGCTGATTTCACTAATAGTCACCCCATCCTTTGACACAAGCGAAGCGTAAACAGCATAAGCATTCTCAACAGCAGCATTTGCAGCCGCAGGATTATTCCGCAAAGCATCGCCATACTGTGACATGATAGCTTGTCTGAACTTGTCAATGCTTGGCAGCGTTGTCTGCTTTTCATCAATGACCTTTCTGCCCTCAATCAGTGTGATGGCATCCTTCTCCCTGCCTCCAGTAGCCCACTTTCCCGCTAGTGCATAAGTTGTAGACTTCTTGTCCAACTGCTGCATGGCTGAATTATACAATTCCCTGTCATCACCCAAGGCAGAGGATAACCCTTTCAACTCAGCTATAACCTGATCGGGTGCAGCAGTATCGAGTTTCTCAACTATGGCATCAACTTCCTGCTTCTTTAATATTCCAGGGTCTTTCCCCTGCTTTTTAGCTACAACCTCTCGCGATGCTATACGATCTGCCACAGACTCAGGATCCGGATTTGACCAGTCCACTTGCGTAGGATTTGCGCCTAACTCAATCTCGCCAGCCTCTAACGGGTTTTCCTTCCTGAGAGAAGCCCGCCGGTTTATCTCTGTTTCCATACTATCGACAAACTTCTTCTCCTCTGGAGTGCTGCCACTCTGGTTCATCCTTGCCCGTGTATCAGCAAGCCAAGCCCTTTGTGCATCTTCTGGTGCTTTAAGCAATCCCTGTATTTCATCTTGCCGCTTGGCATACTCGTTAGCCGATGTCTCGTAAACCGTCCCCTTTGTAGCCTCACTTACCTCTTTTATCATTTCTGGTGTAGCAATGCCGCCATCTGCTATGTGAGTTTCAAAACGCTTTGATACAACTTCTGCCTTCCTTTCACGCTTTTCCTGCTCACGCTCTGCACGATAAATAGCACGCTCGTTCAGATTATTGATCTGGCTTTGCAGTGATGCCCTCTGCTTTATCAGGTAGTCAGGGTCTAACCTGGATTGCGACTCTTTACTGCTCAATTGCGACAATACGCCAGACAATGCGACAGAATCATCACCGGCCTTTGATATGGCTAGGTTGATTGAATCCATGTTCGCCTGCTGGATAAATTCACGCTTGTACTTTGCAGCATCTGGCCCGAATGCCCTATCCAATTCAGCACCAAACTCACCGTTAACATACGCCTCGGCAGCTACAGCATTGCCAAGGTTAGCCCTACGGAAAGCATCAGCAGATTCTAGCAGGGTAGATTGGTAATCCTTTTTACTTGCATTAAGTGCAAGGTTCTGGAAACTTTCCTTCCTGTTTATATTCCGTGCATCCATTTCCGCATAGAATTGTGCCTTGCTTTCTTCATCAAGGTCATCAGCAACGCCTGCTATTGACTCCCTGATTTTCTTCTCAGCTTCATCCCTTGCACCTAACAATGTATCAGACTTGACAGTACCTTCAGAATAGCCACGCTCCAATTCCTGCTCAGCAGTCTGTAACTGTGTTTCATACTCCATCAACTTGGTGGCAGCATTTGCCTTTTTCTTTCTGGCTTCAATATCCCTTTGCATTTCGGCAGCAGCCCTGAACTCAGCAGAAAAGCTACTAGCCGCCTTGCTAATAGTACGCGCCACTACTCCGGCAGAATCATCCTGAACCCGTGTAGATATGGCAGGCGAACTCCTGACCTCAGGCGAGGCATAGCCAAAATTACCTAACGGTATCTGCGCCATTATTTTTTCCCCTTCGCCGCCTTGTAATCCTGAAATCCACCGAACGCCTCTTTACCAGCAGTGATAAAGCCCGCAGTCCTTGCTGCCCTGCCCTTATTCTTCAAAGCCGTAGCCTCATTCTCTGACCGTATCTGCATTGCCTCACCCTGCTGATTGCCACGCTTGAACGCATCAAGCCCACCGAATATAGACATCTGTGCATCAGTCTCAGCACCCTCGGTTACACTTGTTGTCAAATCAAGTGCCGTACCCATGTCAACATCCATCCCACTAGCCGCCGCCGCCGCCCGGGTCTTGGCTCTCTGCTCCTTGCCTGCCTTGCGTATCTGCTCTGCCCTTACAATAGCCGCGTCACGCTCTGCCTTCGCATCAGCTTCAGCCTGCTTCCTTTGCGCCTTGCCTTCAATCTCTGCCTGCTTTGCTTCAGCGTCAGCCGCCTTTTTCTGCTCCATCCCGCCATAAATTGCCGTTCCCGCAGATACTAATGTGCCTACCAACATAGCAGTTTCAATGCCCATGACCTACCTCCAATACCTTCCCAAAAAGCCGTCCAGTCTGGACATAGCCCATCTTCTCGTAAAACCTTTGCGTCTTGTCCTCACTGATTCCCGTAGTGATTCCAATGTCAATTTCGACCGCTCCCTTAGCCTTTGCCCAATGCTCGAATGCCAGCAGCAAACGAAAGGCAGCACTACCGCCGCGCTTATCAGGAAGAACATAGAAACTAAAATCGAAAGCATGCAAGGTATCACCAAACCAGAACGCATCGATGCCTCCCGCAATTGCCCCAATGATTTCACCACCACTCTCAGCAACGAATACAACGCCATATTCTCCCCCTATCAAACCGCACATCATCGACGCTACCTTGTCACGCGAATAGGTATGACGGGCATACTCAGACTCAGCGTGTAGCATCTCGCCAAACTCTACCAACTGTTCAACATCATCAAGCGTAGCCGGTCTTATCATCAGTCGTTACTCGTAAACTTGTAGATAACCTGCAATATGTGCATGGCTACAGGAGCGTCCTGTGTTATTGTGACATTGACATCACCACGATTCCACCCCATAACCTCCATGCGATGCAGGCCGGTAAAACTCTCTGGAGCATCATCAAGATTCATCTGGTCTATCTGCCTGAATGCAACATAATCACCATTGATCTTGCACCCTACCGTATCTAGATACCTGATCGTTACTTCACCAATCCGGTTACTGTTCCCATGAATTGAACCGGCACCACTACCAAAGTCCTGCATCAGAGTCTCAATGGTAGTCGTATATCCCAAGCCAATAGTCACAGCCGATGCAGTACGATTCAAGGTGATGGAACCACTAGCTACCGTGTACTCCCCGATGAAAACCCCATCAGCGATTACCTGTACAACCTGACCTTCCAAATGATCCAGACCACTCCATGTTGCAGTAGCCGGTGATGCCGTACCCTGTATAGCAGAATCAAGATAAACACCTGTCTGCATCTTCTCAATATAAACGCCATTATCCCTCTGAACCGCCATCCATAAGACATCACTTCCTTCTGCTGGCACACTGCAAACCGATAGGACAGTGCCATCAGTCTCATGACCGGCAAAGGCTATAACCTCGTTGTCCTTCTCTACAGTGACAGATACCAAGCCACCATCATCAAGACATAACCACAGGATAGACTCAGGCTCAGCAGCATAGGTCATATCCTTGATACCACCACTAGTCAAATGCTCGGACATGATAGTAATGTCTGGCGAACTACTAGCCTCAATATCCATGTTATATCTGAATGAACGAATCTTTTTCCCTGCTCTCTGCACAAAATACAAATCTGACCCAATCCGTGCCGGTCTGATATTGTCGCACCCATAGGTAGATTGATTCTTTATCTGCACATTGGTCGGAGCTATCGGCTTTTCCACGCCGCCCTCAAATGTGTATTCCCCGTTTGTACACAAGGCAGTCAGTACACGACCAGGCACTAGGTGCGAAACTTCTGCACGCTCATCGCCTGAAACAGATACAACAATACCCTCATCATCCAGAGTGCCGGGTAGGAAGTCGAAAAAGTTACCGATTGCACTGAACCAAATAGTATTTGGATTGGTAGCAGTACCAGCAGCTACAAGCCTTTGCTCATAGGTAGACACAGCAGTAGGATAGCCATTTACATCACTCCACGCCGGCCTCATCACTATCCATGAATTAGCAATAGGCGCAGTCGAACTGTTAAGCGTGCGCACAACCTCGCCGGTATAGAAGTTAGCCGTCGCCTCAGTCACTCGGACATATCCACCATTGAGCTTGATTACAGATCCAACATCATCGGCAGTGGCTAGATTAGCCCCAGTATTGCACCGCCTTACCTGTTGCGCCCCGATCAATGTAGAACCGACATCCTCACTCTTAGGCAGGACATAGAACACCACAGTACCACCTACAGAAGCACTGCCAGTAGCGTTAAAGATCGTATAGTAAACAATCTCGCCGTTAGTCTTGGTTGCCTTCAGGATGTCACCATCGACAGGTATAGCCACCCCGCCGGTATTAGTTGCTGTAATCCGGAACGCCCTAAGTGAGTAGTACGTACTCTCATCAGCAGCCGTAACGGTAAACGATGGAGTAGCGCCCGCCGTACCATTGGCAAGCGTGACTGTAGAACCCTGCGATAAACTGCCACCAATTGTTATAGTTACCTGTGGCTGACCATCCATCCACCAGTTACCTGGTTCAATCGTGGTCGATTCAAACTCCTTGATAATCTCGACAGTGTGCGGAGTACCAGCAGATGTAGCCGCATTGTTTCCGGTAATAATTGCCTCACCGCCACCCTGTGAATAAATCTTCCTTGATACATTGATACCATTGGCATCCCTGCGATAATCAGCAGTACGGAAGATAGGACAGGTAGCCACACGACCAGTGCCGACAGTTACATTGTCCAGCACCAAAGCGTAGTTGGGTCGCCATACATCATCAAGTACAGGGTTGTTAAGGAACCTGACATTACTGATCAGCCACGCATTATCTGCCAATCTCTCCAACTGCCTGAGCGGATGATTAGGATGTGCAATGAATAAATAGTTCCCATACTGGGTAAACCGTAAATCATATAACTCACTCGCCTGATAATTAGTCTCAATCTGATACTGCGTATTGACATCATTTAACACCATGCCGGAATCGGTAAAGAACCGGATGTACTCTGGCCCGAACTCCAGACAGTACGACAGTGTTCTGGTGTAGACATACTTGACCAGCCTACAGGATGCGCTTCCAGCCTCGGCAACATACAGAGTGCCATCCCTGCGCTTTACCCCGCCATGCTGTAAGCATATCCCGTTAGTGATTTCCTTCGCACCTGCCATGTAACGGGCAAGATCAGAACGACCATAAAGCCGAGGGCTAATCTCCCCCGCCGTGAAATTCTGCTGTGTGACTGTGACTCTAGGCATTACCAGTTGCCGCCGTATCTAGCAGCTATGAACGGGAAGTCTCCCATCGTTTCCGGCATGTCATCCTGACCATCCACCGCCCTCGCCCGCTTCATGTATTGCGCTAATTGCTGCTCAGATACCTGAACCTGACTAGCAGACTGAGTGATAGCATATGCCATCCTGGCCGCCATTGCGTAGGTCATCGCATTGATCAGCGATACATCCCAAGTGCCTACCGATTCATTTCGGTACACATAAACTAGCTTCAGGCTAGACTCACTGCACAGAATCTTGCGACCCTCGCACTTGTAGTACGACTCATAGCCATACTCGCCAATCTGTACATTCCGGATCCAGTCAGTAGGCAAGGTGTACTGGTAGGTGTAATCAAACGCCGGAGCGTCTACATCTGGAGCAAGAGTGGTACGCTTTATCGCGCAATTCCAGAAGTGCGACCGCAGTACGTCATCGCGTACCGTATCCCACAAATTAGCACAGAGTCTTGCCCTGTCGCTATTCTCATCAAGTGAGTTGATTGGCTGTGCGCCTAGAGTCAGCAAGGCATTTGAACAAACGCTAACAACTGAAGCCACGCGCACCCCCAAAAAGAATTAGAATCCCCGCCACCTTTTGAGCAGCGGGGAGTGTTACTTAGTCACCGTCTGTGTAGAAAACCAGAAGGCTTACAGTGCCAGCGGCATCAGCAGCGGCAGTCAGTGTGGCACAAACATCGTACATGATGTTCGGGTCAGTAGACAAACCTGCAATCTGGTACAACTGTGTTTCAATGTCCTCAACGCCATACACTGCTGACTCGTGATGAATCATAGTGCCTGCAACAGCACCATCTTTCAGAGATACAGCAGAGGCAAACGCATCGGCATCTACAACAGCACCACCATCGGCAGCAGTCTTGTACAAACCGAAATCAGCGATAGTAGTTGTGCCAACATCATCAGACCATAACTGGATCATGACAATGCGTGCAGATGACGGCAGACGGCAGAAACGGTACACACTGGCAATGTCGTCGCCATTTGCAGTTTCTACAGTGCCACGCGCAACCTTAACAACACCACCAGATAACCCTTTCTTGTTAAGGGTATAGGTAGTGGAGTCAGCGTTGGTGATTACAGTACTTTTAGTGTTAACAACGGCCATAAATCACCCCCAATTAAGATGCAAAGATTTCGTAGACTTTTTCTTCTTCTACGCGCACCGCACCCAATGCCATTTTGGCATAGACACGAGTGTTGAAGCCGCGAGAAGGATCAACGCCTACAGTGATGGTTTTGTCCTTGCCCATGCCCAATGCCACACCAGACTTGGCGAAAGCATACGCAACCCAACCAGTAGCAGGATAGATAGTGCTGCCGCCAGGGCCAGATGTAGTGGTAACAGCAGGGAGCTGTTCAGAGTGGATCAGACGGAAGCCCATGACTTTACCAGTCTTGATGTTGCCTGCATGCCAATCTGCAATTGTGTTGTACTCAGCAGTAGACAGTGAGCTATCGTTCAACAGATCGCCCAACATGCTAGAGTTAATAACCAGACACAGTTCTTCACCGCTTTCTTCATCGCACTCATTTGCACGGAAGTATTCACGGGCACCAACAAGTTTAGCCTTTGTCAGTGCTGAACTCGTCAGGTCAGCGTTTCCGGCTTTGCTTGAGTTTGTGCGTGAAAGGCCGACAGTAGTGCTTGCACCAGTACGGGCAGCAGCACCAAGAGCAGTGATGATCACGTTATCCTTGGCACGGTTCATACCATTGATCATAGCCTTGACATAGTCAGACTTGGGATCGATCAGGGTGCGAACGATGTCAAGGTCGTCAATCATGTCGCCATCTTCCCAGTCATACAGGTCAATGTAGCGAGTGCTGTGAGCTTGTTCGTTGATCGGAGTATCACCGTGGCGAACAGTTCTACGCTGTGCAGTACGCTTGCCAAGACGGTTGATTGATTTGCTAGAACCCTGGATGTTAGGAACCAGTGTTACAGCACCTTCAAGACGAGACTCGGACTGTTGAGCCACATGCATGAAGTTGTCGGCAAACTGCTGCCGGAATGCTTCTGTGATTTGGTTAGACATAAAATGTCCCTCGCAAGTTGATTGGTTTGGTTTTGTCGGCCTTGTCCTTTCGGGAGCCTAAAAACGCCGTTATCAACCTTGAAGGGTTGGCGGCAGTACCGTGATAGTAGCTGCCGACCGTGTTGAATATCCCAAACGATTAGCCCATACCGTGTGCTGGTGCTTTGCCGTACTGCCTGTTGTACAGGTCATCCAGCTTTTGCAGCATCGCAGGGCGTCTTGGATCAGTCACCGGCATCTGTGCCAGTTGCTCCCTCAGGTCATGCACCACAGAACCGAACTCAGCAGGGTCAATAGTCTGCATGGCTAACGGCGGGGAGTCCTCGCGCAAGCCCTCGCCAAACTTGGCTAGATACTTGAGCACCACAGGATCATTCCCGTAGTTGTCCATAATGTAGTCGGCATCATCACCGGCAACCATAGTCACAGCACGATAAGCGTCTGCCAGTACTTCCTTGGCTCTTGTCTCGCCTAACTCAGTGGTCAGCGTTTCGATTGTTTCGTTAGCTGATAACTGCGATGCCGCCTCCAAATCCTGAGGCAATACTTTCATATAGGTATCTAGCACATACGATACCTGAGCATTGGTCATGCCTAGCTTGTGTGCGCCCTCCATGAACTGACCGACTACAGGGTCGGCTTTAATCTCATCGAACGAGATAGGCACTTCCTCACTGAACTGTACCTGATATTCTTCATGCGACTTGGGCGGAGCTTCGCCAGTGCCTAGCTTCTTCTCCAGATAGCTATAAGACTGAGCCATCTTGATACTTGATGCCTCGTAATCCAGTGAGCCATCCTCTTTCTTGACTTGGAACTTCTCGGGTATTGCCGGTGCTTCACTTGCCGGTTGTGTAGTGGCTAGGTCCGCTGCCTGCCTGAGTGCGCTTGGTTCATCGTGTTGGATCGTTTCGTCAGTTGTCGCGTTAGCGGCTGCCACGGTCATTTTCTTGTGCCTCGTTTAGTTTTTCATTGATGTAGTCCAGAACGGACATTGCCCCTGCATTGTATGCAGTCTGTGTAGGATCACCCTGTACATAAGGGTTCTTCCAAAATTGAAGTAACAGATCATTCAGAACGATCTGCCCGTTTTCACTACCCTCGAACAACATCGAATAGATAATAGGCTCAGGCCGCATTCTGCTGCATCATCCCTTGGGCTATCTGTGGTGCAGCACGGGTAGCCATTTCAGCCATCATCGCCTGCTGCTGTGCCTGTTGCTGTGCCTCTGCCCTTTCTTCCCTTTCAGCCTCTACCGCATCTTTTTTCTTGATGATCTCGGTAGGTACACCCAATGCTTCAGCCATTACACGGACGATCTCATCACCATCCAACAGGTCTAAGACCTCAGGCTTCATCTGGGCAACAGCACCAATAGTCCCCAACATGCGCTCTATAGAGGAGACATCCTCCATCTTCTGCGCTCTTGCCAGTGGGCTAATATACTTTACCTTGTATTCCTTACCTCTTAGCGTCTGTGGCGGTGCAGGAAATACACCCGCACGGAACAAGATCCCAAATACTCGCTCGATCATTGGCTGTAGATATTCAGACTGGAACCTGCCGAACACAGGGCCAAGTAACTGCCTGATCAACTGCTGACGAACATGAACCTCGGTAGCCGTCATTGCAGGGCCATCCTGAGGCTGTAACTGGTCAGCCATCAAGATTTTACGGATAGCCGATTGTGCCAGCTTGATTTCTTCCTGAGCCAATTGCCAGTTGCCCGGGGGATTCAACGGCTTCATGCTGTCAACAGAGTTGGCGACTATGATCTTCCTTGGCCCGACCTTGATTGATCTAGGATTCAATACCCCGTCATCTTCAGCTATCCACATCCCCGCTACATTCAACTCGGCATTAGCCAAGTGAAAACGCTTCATAGTGTTGAGCATCATGGCATCAGGCAAGGCATCAAGTACCGGCCCGACCCCATACATAGACTCTGGAACCTTCACCCAACGAGGGATAGTGCATGGGAACTCGTGATAGCCAGACTCACGGCATACATGCTTGTTCTCTGTCTCTACCGTGCAAGAGCTGAACGGAAACTCTCTGGCATTCTTCGCACCAGACTTGTACCCCATATCCCGTGGTCTTACCTCAATAGCCAGCTTGACATGGTCATCGCCCTTCTCATCAGCGACTAGCTTTCTAACTTTCTCGGATACATTTGACTCGCCGAACTCAGCAATACACTGGTTAGCTGTGAGTGAATACTCCCTCAGTATGGTGTCAATCCTGCCATCTGGTCGGGTCGATGTCACATAGCACTGAGCAATCGGCCATTGCTGAAACACCAGACCGCCACGCTCTTTGTCTTCATCAATGTACAGGACAAACCAACCGGCTATGATAGCGTCTGTCAGTGCCTCGAATGACTCAGCATCGAAGTTTGAGGCATGGATATTTTTATAGACCAACTCAGCCGCATCAGATAGCCACCGCTTTTCATCTTCGGTGGAGTTGTGTATCTCTAGCTCAAACCATTGTGCGTTTGAAGGATGCAGGCCGGAAGCCATCTGACTTGACAGTGTACGGGTGGCATCACCAGTCACCCCATCCATGATCCTTGCCTTGGCATTAGGCAGGCTAGTGCCGTCCATGACCTCACCTTCTAGCCCGTGGGCGCGGACAGGATTGGTCACCAAATAGCAGTCACGCCAGATCGACTCAAGCGGCGAACGATCCGACTTGAGCTTGGTTAACCTGCGGATTATCTGAGCGGCTTTGATCATGCACCCAACTTGGTCTTGCCGCCAGTTGCACCAGGCATAGTAGTAGCTCCACTACCACCCCTTGCGCTAGAACGCATTGCCAGCATCTTGGATTTAGCCTTGCGAGCCTGTGCAGCTTCCTCGTTGGCTTTCTTGGCTGCTTCAGCCGCCGCCGCTTCCTGCTCTGCTTTTACATCGCGCTCTACCACCTTAGGTGGAGCCTTGGGTTTCTTTGGTTTTTTGCCGCACATAGATTTACCCTCGTTAACATGTTGCCAATTTATACCGTGTCGCGTTTATTTTCCTATACGATGACGGGTCGATAGGGTCAATGGAACTTGGGTTATAGTCGTCTCCCACAGATCCATCAGTGCCACCCCATCCATATAGTTGGGTGTTGAGCCATTCACCCATCCGTGTACAGTGGTCTTGTGTACTCCGATATGCTTGGCTATCGTTTCCAGACTATGACCCCTGCCGCGCAACTCAGTGACAATGCGGAACCAGTCCACCATCATCTGCTGATTCCTCGCGCCGGAAAAAGCTCTACGCGTTGTAGCACATAAATCATACACTTTCAATACGACCCGTATCGTTTCATATCTAGCCCTCGAAGCTGAAGCCTAGCCACGTAAGCACATAGGATACTATGATGCACCATGCTATTAGCTCAATCATTATGCGTGTTTGGTCTTTCATGATGCGTCCAGTAACCAGTAGCACATATCGCCATTCGGTGTTAGTGCATTGATTCTTATGATGTTTTCCGATACTTGGACAGCCTGCCACCCTTGGGGGAGTGAGTGTTTATCAGATAGCAGCCTGTCGTATTCTTCTTGTAATACCGCAAGTTTAGCAGCTAGCATCAGTGCCTCGGCCTCTGGTGATCCTGCTATTACTGTATGTTCAATCCATGCCTGGCTCTTTTGGTCTGCTGATCCGCACATAGTTTCCATCACGCTTATTTCTGATCCGTGGGTCATGCGCTGGAGTCTCCGGCTTGGCTGGCTGGTCAGGTTGTGGCTTGGGCTTTCTTCCTCTAGGCATTAGCGTCTACCCATTGCGATGTCGAGCGGTGATAGTTTCTTTTTCTTTGCCTCTGCCTGATTCTTTTTATGCTGAGCATCAGCCGCTGCCTTTTCTGCTGCAATTTTGGCAGCATTAACCCTCTCTGTTTTTGCCTTGGCTTGCTGGCTTACGTCCTTTGCCTTTGCTCCGGTGTGTACTGTAATGCCGCCGGCATCATCACCGCGTTTAATTGCCGTCTCCTTTGATGATCTGACTGCGCGTTTCTCTGCCATTGCCTTACCCTCACTATTATCCCTTATAGTGTATCAAGTCAATGCTTTGCGGTCAATCATCCAAATGTCTTATATACTTGAACTGTGTGCTTGTTAATATGGACACATCAACCACGGAGATGCAGACATGAGCAAGTACCACGTTACAAAAGAAGGGTTAAGGGTTGGCGCTGGCGGTTATCCGATATGCGGAACAAGAAACAAGGACAGATATTTTGTTGTGACGCTGAAAAAATCAGATTTTGAAGCGTTACCGCCTGAGCAACAATGCAGTAAGTGCGCGGTAAGAATTAAATGAAACCAAAATCTGAACTCATGGCCAGACTTCGCAAGGAGCGAGCTGGCAAGGGGCTGGTAGAGCTGCGGCTGTGGCTTACGCCAGAACAGAAAGAGCGCGTCTTGAAGTGCGTGTCGCGGCTGAAGCGTGACGCATAATCCAGAGCTAACCGGCTCGCGTTAGCGAGTCCGAGTTGAGCGAATTGTTATGTGCTGGTAAGGTAAGGGGTATTTATGGAATATGAAGAACTGAAACGAAGATGCGAAGTCATTGAACAATGCTTACCCGATTCTCCATTTAAGAATCAAATTATAGAGCTGCATAAAGAGATGCTTTACCGGATTGATTCTTTAGGACAGGCATTAGAAGCAACGAATGACGAATTGGCTGATTTGCTTTATAGCACATAACCCAGAGCTATGGGGCGAGCGTAGCGAGTCCAACGAACGGAGTGAGTGACCATGAGCGAATTGTTATATGGCTAAAGGAGATTATATGAGCGTGATTTGTAGAAACACCGGATGCAGACAGGAAATAGAATGTATAAATTGCGATTGTGGGTTAGTGGTTTATTTGCACAGTCTAACACCGCAGGCAAAAACAATGACTTGGAATGAATGGAGAGCCGCTGGCGGTTGTGGGCTTTCTATGTTAGCAGATGGTGAACTGCATAGGAGCGGGATATTAGAAAAGCCATTGGCTATACAAAACCCGCTGCTAGGAGATGTTGCGCGTGGTTCTGTTCTTGCAGAGCGCGAGATTGCAAGATTTGGGTACAAGAATCTAGGCATGGATAATTGGGCTGTGCGAGAAGCCATATAACCCAGTTTTTCAGCGGGCGAAGCTCCGGTGCAAAACCGTTGTTAGGCGTTGTAATTAACGAGAGGTAGAGAAGATGGACGAAATCAGGAAATATAGATTTACAATTGATGTAGAGATTCAGATTTCAGGAAGGCAGATAGACGAAGAAAAAATAAATCAGATGCTTGTATGTTCGACTAATGAGCATGGAATGCCTGGAGTGCTTTTCGATGATGATGATTTAGATATTCAGGCATTTAGTAATTCGTGGGAAGTTTCATGCGATAGGATCGCCTAACACTGGGTTAGACATCACATGACGGGAAGTTTTACGTCATATCAGCGGAATGTCTAATACCACAATTGCTATGGATTGCTAGAATGAGGCTGTAAATCAAACGAGGGTACGCAAATGAAAAACATAGTGATAGTAGGTATTTTAGTAATCGGAGCGGCTTGGTACGGGTATAACCGTGACCTGACGATTATCAAGGAATCAGCCAGTGACAGGATGCACGCCATGCAGGAAGCCTGTAGAGAGCAGGGAGCGGAGTATATGGATATGGGGTTTCAGTTTGATAGTGACGGCAAGGAAGTGTTCAGCCTTACCTGCCGCATGGGAGTAGCAAGATGAAGCGACCAATGGCAACACGTATAACCCCTGTCACTGATACATGGCAGGATGGGTGGAACAAGCCTAAAGCATGGGAGGTGGCACTAGCCGCCTTCGGGCTGGCACTGATGCTGGCTTTCTTCCTGTCACTGTTGGCGGTGTGATATGAAAGAAAGACCGATACTGTTTTCAGCCCCTATGGTTCACGCCATTCTGGAAGGTCGCAAGACGCAGACTAGGCGGATGGTGAAGGGACAAGAGTTTTGGGGGGAGTTTTCTCGTAGCGCAAGGCCAATTGATAGCGGCATGTGGAGGGTTGAGGGCTGCGAGCCAATCAATGAGGATTTGCAAGGAAACAAAGTCACATTTGTTGATGTTCGCTGCCCCTACGGCCAGCCCGGCGACAGGCTGTGGGTGCGGGAGACTTGGCAGTATTACGACTGGACAGAGGATGGTATGCCGTGGATCAGGTATTGCGCTGACGGGAAAACAATTATCCGTAGCGCAAATGTGCCTGATGAGTGGAGCGAGAAAATCAGCGGTATCTGGGAGTCGCTGTCTGATCCGGCGAATTACGACATCGACCAAAGAGCGGCGGACAGGCGCTGGCGACCATCCATCCACATGCCGCGCTGGGCTTCCCGCATCACGCTGGAAATCACTGGCGTCAGGGTGGAGAGGCTGAACGATATAAGCGAACAGGATGCGATTGCGGAAGGACTCAAGGCAATTACGAAGGACGGCTCGCTGGTTAAGTACGGCATCCCAGACCGTGACGGCCTGCCAGGAGCAGATGATGACGGCTGGCCATGGAAAAAGTGGTGTACCGATCCGAGAGGCGCGTTTTTTGGCCTATGGGAATCAATCAACGGCGCAGGAAGCTGGCGGCAGAATCCTTTGGTGTGGGTTGTTGAGTTTAAGAGGGTGCATCCATGAACCCCCCTATGATAGCAGGGGCGTACCAGTGGCGCGGTCAGGGGATGGATGCGACCGTACCCAACATGCCAAGGCATACGGTTGATTGCGACTACGGAACAACAGGGAGGCTCAGGTGTGACTGTGGGGTTAGCAGGTTCAGGGATAGGCTAACATGGCATTATCAGGAGCAGAATAGAAATGGGTATGAATACGAGGAATTGCGGCAGAAATTGGCGGCAGCATTGCAGGCCGAAATAAACGCGATGGATCGCGTCATCGCACTACAGGACGTGCTGGTGGAATACATGGATGTTGCCAAGGCCGGTGATCAGGTCATCGTTGGCGGTGGCCTGTGGGATCGCGGCATGGAACAGGTGAAGGGCTACGGAGACTTGCCGTGGGGAGGTAAAGCATGAAGCCGTGCAGCCTGTGTAGAACCAACGAGAAATCCAAAGGAATGACTCGTTGCAAGCCATGCAATGCTGATTATATGAGGGAATACATGCGAAAACGGAGAAGTCATACTGTAGGCAAAGGCCTGTCTTCCCTGCTTGCAAGAGGTTGGTGATGTGCTTGGAGCAGACTAAAACCCTTCTGGGTCTTTTTTTTGCTTTGGCGTACCGGTGAACTGTATGCGTGTTTTATACTTTGATGTGCGGCTAGGGTAGCTCCCGAAAAGCCTGCCCTGTCTGACGGGCTTGCCGCATATCTTATCAGACCACCTAGACAGAGGTATTACAGTGAGCAACAAATTCCTAGATTTGGCATGGAAAGCCAATGTCACGCATACGCAGAAACTTGTCCTAATATCACTCGCAGATCAGGCTAACGATGACGGCATATGCTGGCCATCTGTATCAACGACATCCCAGCGCACCGGATTATGCGAACGAGCGACCAGACGCGCACTGGCTGACCTAGAGAAACAGGGTAATATCAAGAGAAGCTACCACACCGGCAGACCGACAATATACACCCTAACCCCTGCACTAGATGCACCCATGCACGAAATGCACCCCTGCACCACATGCCCCCCACCCCTGCACCACATGCAGGACACCCCTGCACCAGATGCCTATGACCCCTGCACCACGAGTCAACATAACCATAAAGAACCATCATTGAACCATCAATTAACCATCATTGACGCTCCAGCCAAGGCTGTCGCCAAAAAGGTTAGGGCTACTAGGTTGTATTCTGATTGGAAACTACCAGAGGAATGGGCAGAGTGGGCAACGATAGAGGGTATGGATAGCGTGACAGTTAGGAAGCAAGAGAGCATATTCAGGGACTACTGGATAGCAAAGTCAGGAAAGGATGCTGCCAAACTGGACTGGGAGGCAACTTGGCGTAACTGGGTCAGGAGGCATCTAGATCGTAATCCGGTTAAGGCACAGCCTGCTGATGACTTCCTGGCTCGTCACACAGACAGGTCATGGGCTGAGGGTCTGTAGCCTACGACAAATGTCTAATTTACTGGATTTGCAGGATTGGTAGTATGGACACATCAACCACGGAGATGCAGATATGAACACACTCAGCAAGAAACAAGAGATTCAGGTTCGCCGCCAAGCGCAGAAACACTTAAGAGGTATCCCAGCTCGCCAAAATGCTGCAGCCATTGTCAGAGCAGCAGCAGAGATAGGAAAGCAGTAATGAACGACATAGAACTTATGAAAGTGACTGGTTATAACTACACGAAAGACGAGACAAAAAGCTATACCTACGAAGATCAGCACCTAAAGCTAGAGATGGTGCTGAAGGGTAACGCACTCAATTTCCCGTCACGGTATGAAGTTGAGGAGGCGGTTAAATCACTGTTGAGAGGGGCGTATGGTTATGAAAACGAGGATGAGTAAAGCCAGCCTTGATGCTTGGTACTTGAACATGGGAATCGGGCTGACCAGTAAGCAGTTGATAGATGTGGCTGAGTATGTCAGGAAGAACGCCAGGAAGCCGATTAGCAACAATCAAATAAGCATTGGAATGAATCTGCCTATCAATGCTGTATCTGCAAGGCGCAATGCCCTAGTGCATCTAGGTGTGCTAATTAAAGAGCCAGAGTTATCTAAATGCCCTGTGACAGGCAGGGGAGTGAGCAAGGTTAGGCATGTGGGGGTTAAGGTATGAACACAGAAAAGCTAAAACTACTGGAGCTTTGGAAATACAGAATGTTAAGCATGGATATACAGACTGACACACTTATTAGTTGGATGATGGTATCGCCTGAATCCCCGCTTATCACTGCTGTTAGTAGGATGATGGAATCATACACCATGACTACGGCACTACTTGTTGGCGATGATAGCGAGTGGCTTACATGGTACTGGCTGGAGTGTGATCTAGGCAGGAAGCCGAAGCAGGCAGGCAATGGAGATAACATGCGGATGATTGAGAGTATAAACGATCTGGCAGAGTTGATAGATGCGCAAGTGTAAGCTGTGCAAATCCAAGACGGCAGGGCTAATCATTAACCTTAACGCCTTCTGCTCACTCGACCACGCAATTGAGTGGGCTAGGGATGAGAAGCGGATTCGCGAAACGCGAAAGAAAGAATCACGGCGTAAAAAGAGAGAGTATTATGAAAACAGCAAAGAGCATTGGGAAAAGAAAGCGCGGATGGCGTGTCATGCTTATGTCCGTTACCGCGACAGTGGCAAGCCTTGCCCTGCTTGTGGGATCACTAACCCTGTACAATGGCATGCCTCACACTACAGACCGTCAGGCGTTAACAGCAAATTGCGATACGATGCAGAGCGCAACATCCACGCATGTTGTTCCCAGTGTAATACACATATGTCCGGCAACCTCACAAAGTACAGGGCAGGACTGGTTGAACGAATCGGGGAGGCAGCAGTGGCAGAACTCGATGCCAACCACGAGACAAAGCGGTGGACACTAGATGAGCTGAAAGAGGTTCACAGGTATTACAGTGAGAAGCTGAAGGAGTTGAAATGCCAAAGTATCTAGTAAACACACAAGAAAAAGCATTCAGCGTAGCCAGCATGATTAGCAGCTTGAACCTGGAGAAAGCATGGGACATCACTATCGAACCACACGCAGACAAGCGCACACTGCCTCAGAATGCGCTGATGTGGCGTTGGTACACAATAATAGGTAACGAGATAGGCTACACCAAGGATGAGATGCACAACCTGTTGCGTGAGATGTTTTTGCCGTGGGAGGAGATTGAGCTGAAGGGTGTTAAGCAGAAGCGGCTGATGTCTACCAGTACCGAAGAATTCAAGACCAAGCATATGAGCGCATATCTTGATGCTATCGACAGGTTTGCAGCTAGTGATCTACGTATAATCCTGCCTCGTTCCAGTGATGCGGCGTATGATGAGTGGAGTAGGATCAGATGACTACGAGCAATGTCGTATATAAATCAGCATTGGAGTGTGGATAATAGAGTTGTGGTGAGTGAAAGGAAGAATTAAATGACTACTGAACTTGTGCGACTTGTTAGGCTATGAAAAAGCATCATCTAGTCAAAATAGAATGGCGAGATCCTTGTTCAGATTGGCCGTGGTTTTTTATCATTGGATTTGATGGTGAATGGGTGCATTTGCGCGGCGCGGATTACCCGGATGGAACTGGGAAACACGACGGATCATCATTCTGGGTTCACAGAAATGAGATCAAGTCAATGATTGATGCCTAACCCACAGCTAACCGGCGCGAAGCGTCCGAGTTGAGCGAATTTTTAGGCGGCAACTAACTACAGAGGATAAACAGAATGAAACGCGATAAATATAAGTTACAAAAAGACTTTGAGGGCCGGTTTGCCGGTAGATTCGGAAATAATATCGTTTCCAAAAAAACACCATCTGGTGAATATGAAAACGGCGATGTATTGGCTATGTATTGCGGATATGTTGCCGGGATAGACTCTGTGAAAATAAAAGTCCCGGCAACTTCAGTAAGATGGCGCGATGCAAATACCGCAAAGCTAGAGGATATTTTAAATGCCGAAATAGAAATGAGAAATAAATTTATAGACGCCTGTCGAGAGGCTGGTATAGAGCCGGTATTCGGTGGAGATATAGATGATTGACGTATAACCCAGAGCTGAGGGGCGAGAGATGAGCGAAGCGAAGAACGAGTCCAGTGGCGAAGCCACGACCTCTAGCGAGTTGTTATGTTGCAGAGAGTGCGGAAACACTTTTATAGAATGTTTCCCATCTTGGTGGGTTGGCTGCAAACCGTGCAATAACCATGTTAGCGGGGCGACACGCAGCGGTGCGGTTTCCAGATGGAATAAGCAACATAACCAGTTTATTCAGCGGTGCGCAGCATCCGCTGGAATTAGTTGTTATATGCCACATGGAGAAATCACATGGTAGTCACAGGCAGGGTACATGGAGCGGCAGCCAGAAAATATGCTGGTTATTGCTACAGAAAGCCTATAAAAACTAGGCTTGATATTTTTTCGATTGATCCCGCAAGGATTGATCCTTTACATGAATACCCGAGAATAATAGAAAAGCCCATGTACCCAGCGGAATGCAAAACTGTTGATCTGGCGGATTATGAAGCGTTTATTGGCGCAATGAATGAGAAAGGTGAAAGCCAATTAACCATAACTATGCTGCCAAACGAGTACACACAAGCTGAAGTGCCGCTGGTAGTTTACGAGATGACAATAAACGGGATACTGCCAAACAGTGGTTTTTGTATCGACGAGGCTATGAGACGCTGTTTCAGTGGCATATAACACTGGGTTAGACATCACATGACGCAAAACATCCCGTAATATCAGCGGAATGTCTAATACCACAGCACCAAAAAGCATGGAACAATACAGACTCAATACATCGGAGAATGGTTATGACTGAACAGTTTATGAGCATAGACGACATCAGGGATTTACTTGGAGACCCTGTATACTACCCGACTGAGGTGGTGGGCATGATCGCCGAACGTGTGGCGAATATTAACGCTGCTGCCCTAGCGCACACTGTGTTTTTTAGCATTAACAAGTTTGCCAGTTACACAGTAATGAGCCGTGAAGCTGACAAGGCAGACATCAATATCGAGACAATAAAGAAATACATAATAAAGCAGCATCCAATGGTAGCTATTGACTGCACCAAGGAACTGCTGGATATGTACAGATCATTAGAGGAGTGGGATGTATGAGTAAGGTGGCGGAAGTGTGGAAAACCCTGTCAGCAGTAGATTGCAGTAAGCAGGTTGAAAAAAAAGGTCAGCTATCCTACCTGTCGTGGACATGGGCTTGGCAGATACTAATGGAGTATTATCCTTCCAGCACATTCGAGTTTCACCCTGACACGCACCAAGGCGAAACTGTAATGGTATCGTGTACCGTTACAGTTGAGGGCATGGCTAGGACAATGTGGCTACCAGTAATGGATAACCGCAATAAATCAATAGTTAACCCAACAAGCAGGGAAATCAGTGACGCACGGATG